AAAGGGCACTTATGTATGCACAATTGATAATTATCACCATGATCCAGACTATGTTGACTATGCCACAAGTGAAAATCCTGCCGAACACAAGTCTCATAACCTAATTGAACTTGAAAATGGGCAGTATGCACTCTATCCAAACAATCGATTACGTATTTTTGATAATAGTCTGACACCTGCAGAACCTAAAATGCCTGATTTTAAGGTTTCGACTCAATATTATCAAGTTGAAAACGGTTATGAACGATTAGGAATGGGACGAGAGGACGAATATCACTGGAAAACAGCACAAGAACGTGAAAAAGAGGAAAATAAATAAAAATAAGGGATAGCAACCCCTCTAAAAGTTCTGATTTCGTGTAAATCAGGAGCTAAAATGGGTAATTCACCTGTCGATAGAGACCAAAACTACATGAGGGAGATGTGGGGAACCACAAAACTCGTTACAGACTACTACCGAGATGGAAAAATGAACACAAATCACGATTTTTTAGATAATTTGGCAAATCATCAACATCAAAAGATGCTTCGTGAGATTGCAAATGATGATATTACCCCCAAAAAGCATGATTTTGTTCAACAAAACGAACTTCATGAGAAAATTCGTAATGATGAAGACTATGATGACTGGGAATATGGTACAGAACCATATTATGGCAAGATTTCCGGATAAGGGTATAAATAAAAACAAGTATAATCTCAAGTTCGACTGTGGTTCAAAGGATATCCAGAGCATTTAAGGATATTAGTCTATCGTTTGATAAACATCCTGTGACTAAGGATATCCTTGTACTTAAAAATGAAGATGCGATTAAAAGATCTGTCAGAAATATTGTACAGACAATACCTAGTGAAAGATTTTTTAATCCCATCTTTGGTTCGGATGTAAAAACTAATCTATTTGATTTTGTTGACTTTGGTACTGCATCGATTTTAGAAAAGCAAATCTTTGTTGCTATTGAAAACTACGAACCAAGAATTAATAATCTTGATGTTGAGGTAAATCCCAAGCCAGATCAAAATGAGTTTGAAATAACTGTGAGTTTTAATATTATCGGGCTAGAGGTTCCAGCACAAGAATTTACCTTCATCCTAGAGGCAACCAGATAAGATAATGCCTTTTACTAAGTTTACTAATCTAGATTTTGACCAGATAAAAACATCCATCAAGGATTATCTCCGTGCAAATTCAACATTCACGGATTTTGATTTTGAGGGATCTAATTTCTCCGTCTTAATTGATACGTTAGCATATAACACATATATCACAGCATTTAACTCTAATATGGTTGTGAATGAATCCTTCTTGGATTCTTCCACACTTAGAGAGAATGTTGTTTCTTTGGCACGTAATATTGGTTATGTTCCAAGATCGAAGAGTGCGGCAAAAGCATCAGTTTCATTTTCAATTGAATCTTCAACAACAAGTAACCAATTAATCCTTAAGGCAGGTCTTGTTTGTGTAGGTGCAGTAGATAATACACAATATACATTCTCCGTTCCTGCAGATGTAAGTGCAAACGTTGTTAATGGAGTTGCATCATTTACTGATCTGGAAGTATCTCAAGGAACATATCTAACAAAAGAGTTTGTAGTCGATAATTCTCAAGACCAAAGATTTATTCTGAATAATCCTGGTATTGATACATCAACAATTAAGATAACCGTTGGTAGTCGTGAATATAAGCAGGTTGATAATATTATTACTGTCAATAAAGATTCTGAAATTTATCTAATTCAGGAAGTTGCAGACGAAAGATATGAGTTATTGTTTGGTGATGGTATTATTGGTAAGAAGTTAGAAACGGGTGCCGTTATTAAAGTCAGTTATATCGTAACTGATGGTGAAGATGGAAATGGACCTGGTCTGTTCTCTTATGCAGGAACAACCACAGATAGTAATGGTTTTATTGTAAACCCAACTAATTCGGTTACAGTATCAACTACTGCCAAGTCCACAGGAGGCGGCGACATCGAGCAGATAGACTCGATCAAGTACTTTGCACCTAGAGTGTATGCATCGCAGTACAGAGCGGTTACTGCAAGGGACTATGAGGCAATTATACAACAAATCTTCCCAAGTACGGAATCTGTAGCAGTTGTTGGTGGTGAGGAGTTAGATCCCCCAGAATTTGGAAAGGTTGTGATTAGTATCAAACCAAAGAATGGTTATTCAATCTCCGACTTTGCAAAGACACAGATTCTTAATGATCTGAAGCAATATACCGTATCTGGTGTTAAACAGGAACTTTCAGACCTCAAACTACTATTTGTTGAGGTTGATTCTGATGTGTTCTATGATTCATCTAAGGCAAAGGATGTTCAATCAATTAGAAGCAACATTATAACTGCTTTGAATCAACATTCCAAGACTGTTGATATGAATAAGTTTGGTGGTAGGTTCAAGTATAGTAAGATTCTACAAATTATTGATAATACTGATAATTCAATTACTTCTAATATCACCAGAGTGAGAATGAGAAGAAACTTGAATGCTATTACAAATACCTTTGCTCAATATGAGATTTGTTATGGAAATAAGTTCCATAAAAATCTAACAGGATATAATGTTAAGAGTACAGGATTTAAGATTGCTGGTGAAGTAGAAACTGTATATTTCTTGGATGTTCCTAGTGCAGAAGGTGATATTGGATTACTATCGATTGTTAAACCAACACTAGATCCTGATACTTTTGAGGTTGTAAAGAAATCAATTGGTACTGTAAATTATAAGAAGGGTGAAATTATCGTTAATACGATTAATATTATTGCTACAGACCTTCCTGATAACGTTGTTGAGATACAAGCAATACCAGAATCAAATGATGTTATAGGATTGAAAGATCTTTATTTGATCTTTGATATGTCGAAAAGCAATATAAATATGGTTAAGGATACGATCGCATCTGGGGAACAAATTTCTGGTGTTAATTTCCCAGTAAGATCTAGCTATTCAAATGGACAAATAACAAGGCAATAAGAGGGAGATATGATCACAACTGGTTTTGATGCTAGGGTAAAAGTCCAACAGATTGTTGATAATCAATTACCAGAATTTATACTATCTGAAAGTCCTAAGGTAGTTGAATTTTTAAAGCAGTATTACGTCTCCCAGGAATTCCAGGGCGGCACAATTGATATTGTCGAAAATTTAGATCAGTATTTAAGTCTTAATAATTTAACACCAGACGTATTAAATGAACACACCACCACAACATCTAATGTTGCTGCTTCGGATACTACTGTAAATGTTACAACAACTAACGGATTTCCGAAGGAATATGGTCTAGTCAAAATTAATGATGAGATTATTACTTATACTGGTATAACAACTAATAGTTTTACTGGTTGTGTTCGTGGTTTTAGTGGAATTACTTCTTATAGAGATAATTTAAATCCAGAAGAATTAGTCTTCACCTCTTCTACTGCCGCAACGCATAGTAGTGGTACACAGATTAAAAACTTAAGTGCTCTATTTTTAAAGGAATTTTATCGTAAGATAAAGTATCTCCTTGCACCTGGATTCGAAGATGTTAGTTTTGTTAGTAATCTAGATGTAAATAACTTCATCAAGCAGATTCGTAACTTCTATCAGAGTAAAGGAACTGAAGAAGCATTTAGAATTTTGTTTGGAATTTTATATGATGAAGTACCAAAAATTATCAACCTTGAAGATTTCCTATTAAAACCATCTTTTGCAGAATTTATTAGAAGAAGAGTTCTTGTAACTGAAGTTATTAGTGGAAATCCAAATAAGTTAGTTGGTCAAATGATCAATAACTTTACAGATACTGCAACTGGTCCAGTATCTGAAGTAGAAATTATAACCAGAAATAGAAAAACCTTCTATAAGGTTCAATTATTCTCTGGATATAATGAAAAGAGTCTTATTGAAGGAACTTTCAACATTACACCAAATAGTTTAGTATCTGATAATGTTTCTATCGGATCATCTGTTATTAGTGTTGATAGTACAATTGGTTTTGGACAAACTGGAACAGTTGTATGTAATGATGTTGAAATAGAATACACTAGCAAGAGTGTAAACCAGTTCTTTGGGTGTACTGGAATAACAAATACTATTAGTCCAAAAGATCTAGTATATTCTAAGTCAGATACAATTTATGGTTATGAAAATGGTGATTTATCTAAGCGAGTAGATCTTAGAATTACTGGCGTAATGTCAGATATTGAAAATAAAGATTCTTACGATTTATTATTTGAGGATGATTTGATTTCTGTCAAGAATCTTGGTGAAAGTATTAAAAATAATAATGATAATTATAAGCAATTTGCATTTAATACTTGGATCTATAATAATAAAACGAGATATGAAATACAGAGTTTTGCAAATAATGAATTAACACTATTTGAAACTCCAGATAAGTCTAGTCTTAAGGTTGGTGATTTTACTGATGTCTTAGATAGAAATGCTGAAAATATCGTTGTTTCTGATGCACAGGTATCTCAAATATCTGGTAATGTAGTTACATTAGATAAAAATGTTACTGTTGCATCAACCAGAGAGTTGAGTGTTAGGAAAAGATTAGATTATGCAACTTCATCAGGAGCACAGTTAGATAGTAATAGAATTCAGGCAAACGTACAAAATACATATAATGAAAAAAATGAGAGTATGTATGTTGCATCAAACTCTCTTCCAGATTATAATATAACTAAAAATATTTCTAGTTCGACGATTACAATTGATTCATCGTCTAATTTAGATTCAATATATCAAGATTTTGTTCCTACAACTGGAAAGTTTTCCGTTTTATCTTTTGATACTGATGTCCCATTCATTACTGGTGATGAGTTAATCTATAGTGGAAGTGGAGATCCAATTGTTGGATTGGAATATGATAGAAGTTACTATGTTGAAGTTATTAGAGATACTAATCCAGCAAGAACTAATAGAATAAAACTATATCCTGCTAGATCTTTTATTGGAACAGAGCAAACAGTACAATTCCATAAAACTAAGTTTAATACATCAACTTCACATACATTTACTCTAAAGCAACATTACGGAAAAACTCTAAAGCAGAAAAATTCATTAACAAGAATACCTTTAGTAACTAATATCCAATCGGGAACTGATACTCCAACAGAATCTGGACAAGTTGGTGTTTTAATTAATGGTGTTGAAATTCATAATTACAAATCTGACGATAGAGTTTACTATGGTCCTTTGGATGATATTCAGGTTTTAAATGGTGGTGTTGATTATGATGTAATTAATCCACCACGTATTGAAATTTCTGCTCCAAAAGTTGGTACTGGGGTTTCAGCAAAGGCACAGGCAGTTGTTAGTGGAAGCATAAAAGAGGTAAAAGTAGACCCACAAAACTTTAGTATTAATAGAGTTCTATCAACAACTATAGAAGGTGGTAATGGTAAAAATGCTCGATTGGAAGCAGTTGTTACTAGACAGTTTAGAGATATTGATTTTAATGCATCAAGAGTTGGTGTTGCTGTAACTGGTGGTATTGATATTACTAACGACACTCTTACTTTTGAAGATTTCCACAATCTTATTGATGGTCAAAAGATTGTCTATAGTTCTAATGGAAACTCTCCATTAGGTATTGGATCCTTTGATGGTTCTAATTTAGATCAAAATGAAACACTTGTAAATGGTGGAATTTATTTCCCACAAATTATTAATACAAGATCAATTTATTTGTATAGAAGTGTAGAAGAATTTAATGCTGGTATTAATACCGTTGGATTTACAACTGTTGGTACTGGTGGTATTCATAGATTTAGAACTTATGATGAACAGACTGTAATTTCTGAAATTAAAGTATTAAATCCTGGAGAAGGATATGAAAATAGAAAATTAAGAGTGAGACCAGTTGGTATTTCTACAATAGAAAATACAATTTCTTTTAAAAATCATGGATTTAGTGATGGTGATCTAGTCGATTATAATTTTGAGACTGCTGGGATTGCTGGTCTTTCTACCTCATTGCAATATAGAATTTTAAAAATAAATGATTCTACCTTTAGATTAGCAACCTCAGTTGGTGGTGCTAAAACTGATTTTGAAAGAAGAAACTATGTAAGTTTCGGATCTACTTCTGGTGAAGGATATCAGATGTTCTCATATCCACCCATCAAGATTAATATTAATGCAGAGTATGGATCTGGAGTTGGTGTCGCTAATACAATTGTAGCAACTCCAGTTGTTAGAGGATCTATTGTAGATGCGTATGTTTATGATGAAGGATCTGATTATGGATCAAATATCTTAAATTTCCATAGAAATCCTGTAGTTACTGTTAAAACTGGTTTAGGAGCTCAATTAAAAGCAATTATAAAAAGAGGTAGACTAATTGCGGTTGATGTTCAAAATGGTGGTAAATTCTTTGATGCTTCACCTGATTTGGAAGTTGTTGGTGATGGTGTAGGTGCAAGATTAAGAGCAGTAGTTGATAATCAAAGAATTGTTAGAGTCGTCATTATTAACGGTGGAACGGGATATACAGATGCAAAGACATCTATTAAGGTAAAACCACCAGGAAGAAACGTTGTCTTAGAGTCTCATGTGAGATACTTGAGAGTCAACAACTTAAAGAGATTCTCAGATGAGTTGCTAGTAGAGTATAAGGACGATTTATCTTATGGTATTGTTGGTTATTCCACTGATCGTGAGGGAACTGCATTCTTAGATTCTTCTTCTGCAGAAGATCACTCTAAAGTTATTGGATGGGCAAATGATGGTAATCCAATCTATGGTCCATATGGATTTGATGATCCAAATGATGACAACTCTACAACTAGAAGAATTAAAACTGGTTATACCGAATCAGCATCCAATATCAAGAATAGACCATCTCTAGATGTTTTTGAACTTGGTTATTTCATTGAAGATTATGTTTTTGATGATAGTGGTGACTTGGATATTCATAATGGAAGGTATACCAAAACTCCAGAATTTCCAAATGGAGTATATGCATACTTTGTTGGTGTGTCTACCAATGCAACCACCGGTAAATTAGATCCAGAATTCCCTTACTTTATTGGAGATACTTACAGATCTCAAGTATCTACTGAAATTTTAGATCAAACATTTGATTTTAATAATTCTTCTCTAGTTAGAAATACATTCCCATATAGAACTGGTGAACCATATTCTGGTGGTGATTTCTTATTTGAATCTAATTCACCTGTTCAACAAATTACAAAGGTTGAGGCGACTTCTAAAGGATCAATTGACGGATTTGTAATTACAAGCGGTGGTAAAGATTATCAAGTTGGTAACGCATTAGTATATGATGTTGCTGGAACTGGTGGTGGTGGATCTGCTGCTGAGGTATCTGAGGTTGAAGGGCAAACTATTCAATCGTTAACGACACAGTATTTAAATTATCCATCTGCACTTGTAATAAGAGAAACACCACAAACTATCCGTTTATTTACAAATTCAACTCACGAATTATTAGACGGTGATATTATACAGATTTCTGGCATATCAACCTTTATTAATAATTTGGTTGGACCTCATAATGTAGGAGTATCATCAGAATCTACTAGACTAACTGAAGTTCTTACCCAAAACACTGGTGTGGGAACTGATATATACGTTGCTTCAATACCATCAATTATTGGTGCTGGTACATCAATTGGAATTGGAACAGAAACACTCATGGTGTTGAATGTTTTCAATGAGGAAAATATTTTACGTGTAAAACGTGGCGTAGTTGGAATATCCCATACAGTATCGGATATTGTTGATGTAAAAAATAATTCAATTACTATACCATTAGTTACTGAACATTTTGAATCTGAAAAAAATCAATCAGTATATTTTAACCCACTTTTCAGTGCAGGTGTTGGACTACAAACCGGTACTTCAGTAGATATAGATTATCATCTAGGAAAGGCAGCAAAAACGGTTTCGGTTCCAGTACAAACTTTATTCATTCCAAACCACCCATTTAAAACAAATCAAGCGGTAGATATAAAATTACCTGGTGGTAAAAATGCCCTTCAGGTTCGTACTGAACCAGGAGATTTAAATTTTAGTATTCCAGATAACGGAATAAGTCAAACTCTTTATGTAATCAATAAAGGTAAGGACTATATTGGATTAACAACAGAAGTTGGATTAACAACATCAACGGAGGGATTATTCTTTGTTTCTACAGATGCTGTTACAAATAATAGTTTTGAATATTCATTAAATACTAGATTTAATGAAGTAACTGCAAATGTTCAAAAGATTCAGACACTAGTATCAATTTCGACTGTTCATAATCTAAAAACTAATGATAAAATTACTCTAACAGTTGAACCTAGGTTGTCTGTTGGTGTTGGAACTGAAGAATCCATCAATATAAAATATGATTCTGTATACAAAAAAATATTAGTTAATCCAGTTGGATTTGGATCGGATAAAGTTGATATTGATGATAATTCAATCAACATCAATAATCACGGTTTAAAAACTGGTCAAAAAGTTTTCTATAATTCATCAAACGATATCGCAAGTGGTTTAACAACTGCTGGATACTTTGTATATCGTATTGATGATAATAACATTAGACTTTCAAAAACATTAAACGACACCACATTTGATCCACCAATAAATGTTAGTATTGCTAGTACTGGTGGTTCTGGGCAGACTATTAGTTTGTTGAATCCACAAATTGAAGTATTTAAAAATAATAATATTGTTTTTGATGTTTCTGATACATCTTTAGATGAATATACCTTTAAGTTCTTCTACGATAAAGAATTAAATAATGAGTTTGTTTCTACGGGAACAACCTCAACATTTAGTGTAATTGAAACAATAGTTGATAGTGGAATATCTACATCATATACTATTACCTATAATAATGATTTACCAGAAAAACTATATTATTCATTTGAAAAAGATGGGCAATCAATTAAACCAGACTCTGATGTAGTTGATTTTTCTGAGATCGTTTATGTCGATAGTAAGTATAATGCTAAGTATAAAGTTTTTGGTATTGGTGCAACAACCTTTAATATTTCACCAAGTGAAGTTCCAGAAAAATTAGATTATAATCAGAATGAGGTTGATGTTCTTAAATATACAACTGATTCTTCAACCGCTCTTGGTCCTATCTCTGAGATTAAAATTATTTCTCCAGGATCAAATTATTCACGATTACCTGTAATTACTGATGTTGTTATTGGAACAGCGAAGAGTGTTGGGGATAGTGCTATTATTAGACCAACAACAAATACTATAGGTAAACTAAACAATTTCAGAATTGTAAATGAAGGATTTGAATACGCTGCTGATAAAACTTTAAGACCTGAAGCAAATATATCAAAACTACTAACTTTGACTGGATCTGATAAGATCGAATCAATTAGAGTTTTGGATGGTGGTAAAAATTATCTGTCAGCACCACAACTTGTTGTTGTTGATATGTTTAAGAAGGAAAAAATTGATCCTTCAAAATATATTTTAGAGGCTGATTTTGAAGGAAATACTATTGTTGGTGTTAACATCATTCAAGAACCTAGAGGTTTAGATTCTGTTGAGCATAAGATTTTCCCACTAAGAAATAGTAATGGTATTCAAGTAGAAAAAATTGTAAGTTATACGGGTGGTGTCGTTACTTTAGAAGTTAGCACTCCACCTATTGATGGATTTGCTGCTCCACCATTTGCAGAGGGAGATAGAATCTTCGTTGAAGGATTACAGCGTCAAACTGTTACTGATGATATTGGTAATATAACTGTTCCTGGAACTGGATTCAACTCTGAAGAGAATGGATTCAATATGTTCAGAGTTACTGAGTTTATTAATTCAAACCCAGCAATACTAAGATATGATATAAGTGAGTTTACTGCAGATGCTGGAACTCCAGTAGAATTGCAAACAGCATTTACATCTGTTGTTAAGAGTACTAATCTGCCAGTATTTAAGTTAGATGTAGTTACTGGTCTATTCTTCATAGGTGAAAAACTATCCGTACTGAATGAAGAAGTTGATTTAAAAACTACAGTTGTTGAACGTAATTTGATTAAAGTAGATGGAGATTATGATATTAAGATTGGTGATAATATTAAGGGTGTTCTTTCTGGTATTCCAGCAACAGTAGAATCCGTTAAAAATTATGAGGGAAGATTTGAAGTTGATTATTCTAGTAGAAAAGAATTTGGTTGGAAAAATTCTGTCGGAAGATTGAATAACAGTTTACAAGTATTACCAGATAATGATTACTATCAGAATCTTTCTTACACTATTAAGAGTGTAAAAACATTTGATGATACAAAAGATTTTGTTAATAAGCATGTTCACCCAGTAGGGATGAAGAACTTTGCTGATTTGGAATCAATAGGAAAAGCAAGTGTTGCTATTGGTGTATCTGATTCATTTGTTGCTCCTGTTATTGACCTTGTGTCAGAACTAAGAGTTGATACTATTAACTACTATGATTTAGTTCAAGATTATGAAGCAACTTCTGATAGTTCTAGATTTATAATCTTTAAGAATAAGAGACTTGCTGACTTTATTGAATGTAGAACAAATAGAGTTCTACAAATCGATGATATTAGTGGAAGATTCTCTAGTGCAGAATTTAATAAAGATAATACTGTTGAAACTATTGAGTATGCAATTACCGATTTCTATTCCAAATTCTTAATCCAGGTATCTGATGAGAATAAGTTAAGCACTCAAGTTAGTGAAGTTATTGTACTGAATGACTTTGACAACACGTATACATTCAATAAACTTGATTTATATACAGGTGATGAAAAACTTGGTGAATTTAGGGGAGATTTTGCTGATAGTGGAGATCCAACTTTAGTATTTGATCCAGAAAATCCAAATGATTTTAACTATAATCTAAAAGTTTACAGAGAGTCATTTACTCCTCAAGTTGGAAGTGGATTTACTGAATTTGGTGCAGTTAGAATTGATGCTAGAACTAATGCACTTGGTCCTGCTAATAATAGTGGATTGGTTGGATTTAAGACAGATGTGTTTAGAGCATTAGTAGATAAGTATGATACTACGTACACATTTGCTCAGGTATTGAATACTGATACCAATAGAATGAACTATTTTGAAGTTGTATCGCACTTTGATGGTACAGATACACATGTAGGTGAGTTCTATTATGATACCTTACCATTACAACAGTTCTCTGGTCAAAATATTGGTACTTTTGGATTGTCTGTTTCTGGTGGAATTATTTCACTGGGATTTGAGAATGATATTGATAATAATTTACTTGTCAAAACAAAAACTGTAGGTCTTGGAACTACAGCGGCTGGTGTCGGAACTTTCCGTTATCTAGTTGATGGACAAATTCCTGGAACTGAAAGAACTGCTAAATTTGATTCACAAGTATCAATAATTACTGGTATAACAACAGTATTCACTTTCAATACTGTTGAACAATTTACACAGAAATCTATTGTTAAGGTTTCTGTTGGTGATACAACTGCTATTCATAACCTTATGGTTATTGCTGATCAAACAAGAGTAAATATTCAGCAAGCACCTTTCCTCAATATTGGAACCAATTCTGGAATTGGAACATTCTCTCAAGAAATGGATGGATCTACAGCGATAGTCAAATTCCATCCAGATGCAGAATTTATTAATGATGAAGTATCACTAGTTTCTTACAATCAACACATTTATGCTGATATTGATGAATTTAACTTCCCAGATGATTTTGAGGTTGGAACATTAGAAGAAGGAATTTCAAATTCTTTCTATGGATCAATTAATGAATTTGGAAAAGATAAGACTGATTTTGATCTTAATTATAAGAGAATTCCTATTTACGAAAAGACTTTTAATCCAGCTACATCAACACTTTTAAATAAATCTACAGGTGTTTTCTCAATTGATGACCACTTCTTTGAAACGGGTGAAGAGTTAATCTACACCCCAACATCAACATTAATTGGAGTTGCGGCATCAGCAGTTGGAATTGGAACTACGGTTGTTAATGGAACATTATTTACTGGTGATATTGTAACAACAGGATTCTCTACGGTTACTGGTATTGCAAATTCTGAGGGATTATCAACAGGTGCTCTTATATTTGGACAAGGAGTTGCTGCAAATACAACAATTGCAGGTATTTCAACATTTAATACCTACTTTGCTGGAGATGTTATTGGAGCAGGATCCAGTGTAATTACAGGTATTGCAAATACAGCAGTAATTAAAGTTGGTGCTGGAATATTCTCTGGTGATAATACTGCTCTAGGAACAGTATTTGCTGTTGGAATTAATTCCATTACTGCAACTGTTAATATAACAGGTGGTGATGATAGAGTTTATTTCACAGATACTGCTAATTGGTCTGTGGAGATGTCTAATGTTTCTACAGGAACAACCTTCAGAGGATCTCATACAACTGGTATAACCACCGACATAATGCCTGAGAAAGTCTTTGCTATCAGACTATCAAAGGATACATTTAAGTTAACTGGAACTGCTGGTGGTAGTGGAATTGGATTCACATTTACTGATAATGGATCTGGTAATCGCCACAAGTTGGAAATGAAGAAAAAACTTGAAAAGGCGTTGATTACTATTGATGGTGTTACACAGTATCCATTAATGTATACCCCTCTGGTATTCGATTTGGAAAATAACGGTGGTGGAACTATTGGAGCTGCTGTAACATACTTATCACTTACAGGTATTTCTTCTATTAGACCTAGAGACATTCTTAGACTTGATGATGAATACTTAGAAATTCAAAACGTTGGATTGGGAACTACAAACTCAGGACCAATTACTGGACTTGGTACTTTCCCAATTGTTAATGTTGCAAGAGGATTTGTAGGAACTGCTGCTACTGATCATCAAGATGGATCTAGCGCAAGAATTTACAAAGGTGCTTTCAATATTGTTGGTAATAAGATTCACTTTACTGAGGCACCTGATGGTAAAGGAAATAATGATAGATTGAATGCAAGTGCTCTTGCTCTACCAAAATCAACATTTAATGGTAGAGTTTATTTGAGAAATGATTATACTGGAAATAAAATTTATGATGATATTTCCTTAGGATTTAATGGAATTGGTAGAACATTCTCAATTAAACGTGAGGGTGAAAATACTTTAGGACTCGAAGCTGGAAGCAACTTAGTATTCATTAATGATATCTTCCAAACTCCTGATACAGCCAATAACGTAGGTAACAATTATAATTTTGATGCTGATGATGTTACTGGTATTTCAAGTGTAACTTTCACTGGTATTACTAGAGAAGGAACTGATGATGTAATTATTGTTGACTCTGATGTAAACCAGAACCAAATACCAAGAGGTGGTATTGTAGTTTCTCTTGCTTCTACTGGTGGACTTGGTTATGCACCATTAGTTGGTGCTGTGGTAAAACCATTTACTGATGCTAACGGAACAATAACAAGTCTTTCTGGTGTTTCAACGTTCAGTTCATCTTCCATATTGATTAGTACTTCTCGATATGATAATAAAACTGGAATTCTTAATGTCACCACCAAACAACCACATAATCTTGCAGGATCTGGATCTCAGGTTCATTTATTAGGATTAGAATTCTCTTGCCCATCTCAAGTTGTTGGACAACCAACAAATGTTACTTACGATGGTATAACTGGTATCTCTACAGTAACAATTGCAAATCATGGGTTAGTAAATGGCGATGCAGTCAAATTTGAAAGTAATTCACTTACATTTACTTGTGGGATGGATGGCAATACTGATAATAAAACATATCCACGCCCAAATATTGATCCTATAGTTGATGAGTATTTAACAATTAGTAATGTAACTACAAACACTTTCAGAGTAAATGTAGGTTCATCACCTATTGTTAGCAATGATGTATCTGCAGCAACTTATAATCCAAACACTGGCGTTCTGACTCTCACAATTGGTGCTCATGATTTGACAGTAGGTAAGAGCATTAGACTTGTTACTGATTCATTAACATTCACATGTGCCCAAGATAGTCATGGTTCAAACCACACTTATCCAAGAGCAACAGATCCTGCAGCAAATACTGCTATTGATATTACTGATGTTGGAACTTCAACAGCAAACATTACTGACGCATCTTACAATCCAACAACAGGCGTATTAACTATCACATCTGCAAGTCATGGTTTAGCAACGAATGATAGAGTTCAGATTGCTGCTAACTCTATGATATTCACATGTGGAGCAGATAGTAATACAACCAAGCATACCTATCCTAGAGCAACTGACCCAATAAACCAAAAGTGGCAAAGGGTAACGGTAACAAATGCAAACACATTTACTATCAATATTGGTGCCTCAGGTGATACATCACTTCATACCTTTGTTGCAGCAAGTGCAGGTGCTTTGATTAGACAAACTGGTGTAATTACGATGAACGTTGGCACTTCATCCAACACCACAGCACATACATTTGTTTCTGCTACCTCTGGTGCTGTTAGAACTGGTGGAAACTATGCACATACTTTCGTAAGTGCAACAGCAACTGCTGTTCGTACAATTAACTATACTGGTATAACCACAACATTCTTCCCAGATGGTAAGTATGGATATGTATTCCCAGTTAATGGAGTGACTTCACTAACAGAATTTGACGTAAATGTTGGTGTTAGCACCATACAACACTTCTATGAGAAGGGTGGTGCTATGAGACAGTATTATCCAAATCTCACTATTGGATCTGGATATAGAGGAACTGTTGGTGTTGCAATCACAGATCTTGTTTATGATCATAAGTACTTAAGATCTTCTGCCAATTCAATTGCAGATAATTCTGTTGGATCATTCACGGCAACTGCTGCAGTTTACAATCAAACTACTGGTAATCTAAGACTTACTATAGGTTCTCACACTTTAACAACTGATAATGTAATTACTATTGAAGATGATTCATTAACATTCACATGTGCGATGGATAGTAATGGTTCAAACCATACTTATCCAAGAGCAACAGATCCAGCATCTGGTGCAATACTTGATATTATCGCAACAACTGCAAACACAATTACTGTAAATGTTGGCGCATCTCAAGCAGGTCATCAATATGCACATACATTTGTAAGTGCAACTGCTAATTCTATTGTTGCTGGTGTAAGTAGAACACCTACAGCAGTTAAGTATGAACCACAAACTGGATCCTTATTACTTACTCTACCAGATCATGGATTAACCAATTCCAATACCCTACAAATTGCAACAGAATCTCTCGTATTTAAGTGTTCTAAAGATAACTTCAAGACTGAGCACTTATATCCAAGATCAACAGACCCTGCTGCAGGAATACAAACATCTGTTGTTTCTGTTTCTGGTGATATTGTTGAGGTTAATATTGGTCCTTCTGGTGGATCAGGAACTGGTGCAAATATAACAGCAACAGTTGGTGCTGGTGGAACACTTGGATTTAATATCGTTTCTGGTGGATCAAATTATGTTAATCCACTCATATCTATTGATAGTCCTTCTTATGAAAATCTGCCTATGGCAGGTGTATCTAGATTAGGTTTAGGAAATACTACCGATGTTGGAATTGGAATGTCCATGACACTTGAAATGGGTCCATCATCTGTTGGTATTGGAACATCGTTCTTTGAAGTTGAGAGATATTTCATTACAAAACCAGGATATGCGTTCCGTAGAGGTGATGTTATCAAACCAGTTGGATTGGTAACTGCAAAAGGATTGTCTCAACCAATTGAAGAGATATTCTTTACTGTAGATGAAGTATTTAATGATTCCTTTGCATCTTGGCAGTTAGGTGAATTTGATTATATTGATAGTAATGCATCCAGACAAGATGGTATCAGAACTAGATTCCCATTATTTAAAAATGGTCAGTTACTAAGTTTTGAAAAGAATAATAGCGATGCAACTTCATCACTTATTGATTTTGATGCGATTCTTCTAATTTATATTAATGGTGTTATGCAAGAACCCAATGTTTCTTACGTATTTGAAGGTGGTACAACTTTCATATTCAGAGAACCACCTAAGAAAGAAGATAAAGTTGATGTATTCTTCTATAGAGGAACTCGTGGAGAGGATAGTGTTGAAATTGATGTTGATGAAACTATTAAACCAGGTGATGATCTTCAAATTTATAAGAACGATTCCCTCACAGAAACTGTGACTCAGGGTACTAGAATTGTTTCTGCAATTATCTCTGCAGATACAGTTGAAACTGGAATTTATCTCGGTGATGGTATTGATGAAACAAATGATAAACCAGTTTTCTGGACAAAACAAAAGAGAGACCTGTTAATTAATGATAATGCACAATCAAAAGCAAGAGATTCTATTGAGGGTCAAGTTTATCCAACTGCTAAGGTAATTAAGAACTTTAACCCAACTGATGGTGAAATCTTTGTAGATGATGCACAATTCTTTAATTATGAAGAAAATAGTTCAGATATTGTTATTCAAGAAACATCTGCACTATTACTACCAGATACTGTTAGCCCTGTAGGAGCAGCATTTACCGCAATTGTTTCTATCGCAGGAACAATATCAGAGGTTAAAGTTGTTGATGGTGGAAGTGGATATGTTCCATCCTCATCTATTGCTGTTCAGATTGCACCACCTATTGGAGGAATTGGAACAGTATTTAAGGCAGATATTACTGGAAGAGTTGGAACTGTTGGTATTGGATCAACTGTTGTTACAGGTATTCTTACCACAGGTATTAGAGTTGGACATTCTGTAAATAGAGTATTTGATGGTAGTGTAGAGGTTATTGATGATACCTTCACAGTAATTGGAATCACTACATTTAATAATGGACAAGTTGAGTTGAATAAATCTGTTGGTAATTCTGCAGTTATTACAACAGAATTTGACTTTGGTTTATATCAGGATCAAGAAAAGGCAGTTGCAACTACTGTTGTTTCTGCTGCTGGAACCATTAACTCTGTTACCTTGACTAATCCTGGTGCTGGATATACAACAACTGCAACTCCAGCATTAATTACAAAACTACCAAATACTACTAAGGAACTTATTTCGGGAATTAGATTTGTATCTGGTTATAGTGGAATTATTACTGGAATTTCAACTGCGGATGGAATTGGAGTTAGCAACGCAATTAGATTTGATTTGGAGTTCAAACAAACCGATAACATCGAATCACTTAAGGTTGGATTCCCAATTCTGGTTTCAAATACAGGTGTTGGTCATGGAGTAACATCTATTGATGATAGTGATACTGCTGTAGTTGGTATAGGAACAACCTTTGTTGATAATATATACTATGTACATTCCTTCACAAGATCCAATTTAACTGGTATTGTAACTGCAAATATTTTATCAACCACTAATACTGTTGGAATAGCAACCACGAGTGGATCATTAACAAATCCATGTGGAACATTCTCTTGGGGTAGACTTGCTGGATTTGAAAGAGGAACTGGAGCAATAGGTGTTGCAGTTTCTGGTTATACAGTTAATTCTGGATTATCATCATATCCAGTTCTTCAAAGAAGAGGGTTTGGACTTAGAGATAATGGATCTCTAAGAAAGGATCTTGGATAATCACCTTATAAATATAGAAAAAAGCCAGTAATATGTCTGCGATTGTCACAGATCAATTTAGAATTTTAAACGCTTCTAACTTTGTGGATTCTGTCAGTAATCCTGATAATTCTTTTTATGTCTTTTTGAGTTTGGTAAATCCGTCCTCAGTTGGATTTGGAAGATCAACCACTTGGGATACTAATACACCAACACCAGTTGATAATTTTAGTTATCTAAGTCATGTGAAAGACACCATGATTTTTGGTAAAAGGATTACCATTAATGATGTAAGAAGATTAGTTAGAAGAGTTGATTGGAAACAAGGTACTGTATATGAAATGTACAGGCATGATTATAGTATCACAAATCCATCACCACAAACAAATTCTACAAGATTGTATGATGCAAATTACTATGTAATGAATAGTGATTTCAGAGTATATGTTTGTATTGATAATGGATCATCTGGGGCAAATCCTACTGGAAACTTTTCACAAGACGAACCTTCATTTGTTGATTTGGAACCATCCAGAGCGGGTGAGAGTGGAGATGGTTATATTTGGAAATATCTATTTACCGTATCACCAAGTGATATTATTAAATTTGACTCTATTGAATATATTCCAATTCCAAATGATTGGGACACAACTACAGAGGCTCAGATTGTATCTGTAAGAGATAATGGAGATTCTAATATTAATGAAAACCAGATTAAAAAGATTTACGTAGAAAATCAAGGTTCTGGATATAATACAACCGATGCAGAGTTGGATATTCTTGGTGATGGTGTTGGTGGAAAAGCAGTTGTAAACGTTGTTGGTGGTAAAATTGAATCCGCAACTGTTTCTGCAGGAGGAAGTGGATATTCTTACGGAAGAGTTGATCTTTCAACAATTAATTCTGGATCCACGGGATTTGCACACTTAATTCCAATTATTCCTCCATCTAGAGGACATGGATTTGACATCTATAATGAGTTGGGAACTGATAGAGTTTTGATTTATGCAAGATTTGATTCTTCAACGAAAGATTTCCCATTAGATACTAGATTCTCTCAAATTGGTATTTTGAAGAATCCAACCAGAGTTGGATCCGCATCTTCTGTATTCCAAGAGAGCCAATTCTCAAATCTTGGTGGATTTAAATTGGCATCTGTATCAAACCCTGAGGATGCTGCTCCAGGTAATAGAATTTTCCAATCTGTTACTGGAGTTGGTACAGCAACTGGATACATGGCTTCATATGATGAAGAAACTAAAGTGTTGAAATATTTCCAAGATAGATCACTTTATTTCAATACTGGATCATATGACCAGAAAGATTCAAAAACTATTGTATCTGAAGCAAAGAATGTTTCTTTTGTGAAAGATGGTGGAACTATCACTTCAGTCAATAGTTTTAGTGGAACTATAGATCAGAATTTTACTGGAATTACCACTTCAATAACATCCACTAAAAATGTTAATTTGGCAACCCAATTCACAAATGGCATCTCTCTACCAGAGATAAATAAAGGATCGGGGCAAATTATTTACATTGATAATAGACCTCGCGTCTCAAGAAACCAAAGACAAAAAGAAGATATTAAAATCATACTGGAATTCTAAAGATGTCACAAAAAACAAATCTAAATGTTTCCCCATATTTTGATGATTTTGATCCTAATAGTAATTTCTATAGGATCCTTTTCAAACCAGGATATCCAGTTCAGTCTAGGGAACTGACATCTCTTCAGAGTATTTTACAAAATCAGATTAGTTCTTTTGGCAACCATTTTTTCAAAGATGGATCGATTGTAATACCAGGAAATATTACATATAATCCAAATTATTATGCAGTAAAAATTAACCCAACTCATGTAGGTTTAAGTGTTGGATTATATATTGAGCAATTAGTTGGTAAGAAAATAAAAGGTCAAACATCACAATTAACTGCCGTTGTCCAAAAGGTATTGAAAAATACTGAGTCGGAGACTGGCGATTATACATTGTATGTGAAATATATTAGTGCAGATGCTAATTTTAATACATCACAATTTAGAGATAGTGAAACTCTAATTGCTTTAGATAATATCACATATGGTAATACAACTATACCAACTGGTGATACTTTTGCTACAGCAATTAATGCAGAATCAACATTTACTGCATCTTCAGTTTCTATATTGGATGGAACATATTTTGTAAGGGGACATTTTGTCAATATTTCTGCTGACACACTAATTTTAGATCAGTATTCCAATAACCCATCATATAGAGTTGGTCTTTTTATAAGTGAAAGTATTATTGATGCACAAGCAGATGGTACATTATATGATAATGCTAGAGGATTCTCAAACTATGCTGCACCTGGTGCAGATAGATTGCAAATATCAGCAAAACTCACTAAGAAGAGATTAACTGATACTGATGATAAGGATTTTGTTGAGATTCTTAGAGTTAATAATGGTATTGTTAAAAAAATTCAAGATGATAGTACATATTCACAAATTAGAGACTATCTAGCCCAAAGGACATTTGAAGAGTCTGGTGATTATGCTGTAGATCAATTTGATGTTGAAGTTGAAAATTCACTAAATGATAGATTAGGATCTGATGGTGTTTATTTTTCAAATCAAGTTACTGAACAAGGAAACGTACCTACAGAAGATCTGTTAGCGGTTAAGGTTTCTCCAGGAAAAGCATATGTTCGTGGATTTGATATTGAAAAATCGTCATCTTCTATACTAGATGTTGATAAACCAAGAACAACAGATAGTGTTGTTTCTGCTTTAATCCCATTTGAGATGGGAAATAAATTAAAAGTCAATAATGTAGCAGGAACACCTGCAATTGGGATTGATAATAATTTCTCTATAAATCTTTTCAGTCAGAGAAAAGCAAATAATACTTCGGGTAATGGCGCACAAGTTGGTAGAGCAAGAATTTATTCATTCTCTCTTGCTGATGCTGATGAGTTTGCTACAGCAAATCAGTGGGATTTGTATCTTTATGATGTTCAAACATTCACTAAACTTGTTTTAAGTTCTTCAGTTACTGAAAATGGTGACGATGCTCCTTTAAATTCTCTTGTAAGAGGTTCTCAAAGTGGAGCAACAGGAATTATAGAATCTAAAAATGGATCTATAATCACCGTTTCCCAAACATCTGGAAACTTTGTTCCAAATGAAGAAATAACCATTTCCAATACAGGTATTCAGAAAGCAGATGATGCTTTTACAAGATCAATTGTAGAGGTTACTGTTTATAGTGCTAAAGATATTAAATCAGTATTCCAAGCTGCTGGTGGTGGTAATAGTCTAGCAATTGCATTTAGTGCAGATACTATTGGAGAACCTAAAGTTCTTAAAGGATTTAGTATAACAGATCAGTTATCAATTTCAGCAAATACGGGTCAAACTACAGGTGTTGCGACTTGTGCTGGTAAGAATTTTATTGGAATTGCAACAGATACAATTATTTCATATCAAAATACAGCTACAACATATCCACAGTTTAATAGAGTTAGTGGAATATCAACTAATGGATTGGTACTAAGTTTATCATCAACACCTGTTGCCGTACAAGGTGTTAATAATAATCAAGTTCTTTCTGGAAACTTCACCTTTAAAGCAATAACTCCCAACATTAAAAATGCGGATAAGGGACATTTGTATGCAAAGGTAGATGCAGATAATGTCTCAAACGTTTCATTTAGTGGATCAAATCTCTTAGTTCAGAGACAAGCAACTGGAAAATCAACAGATAATAATGGATCTTTGACTATTGATCGTACTGATGTTGGCATTACAAGTTGCTTCTTTGAACCATATGCTGCAGATAGATATGGTATTTTCTATGATGATGGTACATCCGCAAACTTAACTTCTGATCAAGTTGTAGTATCAGCAAACTCACTGGATGTGACATTTAATGGATTGATTCCAAATAGAAATAATGTTTTAGTTAATGCTATTGTTAAAAAAGTTGGTGTTACTAATAAACAGAAAAATTATATTAGAAGTGAAAAAGTAGAAATTTCACAATCTGCTGCTGGTGTTAGTACTAGTATCACTGGTTTAACTTTTAGTGCTTTCTATGGAACTAGAGTTGAAGATAGGGAAATTTCCTTAAATATGCCTGATGTTTGTAAAGTTATTGCAATCTATGAATCATTAGATGATGCTAGTGTAACTTTAGATAATTTAAACTTCTCTGCAGGATTAAATTTAAATAATACTGCAATATTAGGTGAAAAAGTAATCGGTCAAAGTAGTGGTGCAGTTGGCCAAGTTGTTACTAGAACTTCAGCATCACAAGTTGAGTTTGTTTATTTAAATTCTGAAAGATTTGCACCTAACGAAACGGTTGCATTTGAAGACTCTGGTATTAGATCAGCAGTATTATCTATTGGTAAAGGTAATTATATTGATAAAACAAATGATTATACCTTAGATAAAGGTCAAAGAGAACAATATTATGATTATTCAAGAATTGTTAGAAAATCAGATTCTTTCATTCCATCTGGAAAATTAATGATAATCTTTGATTATTATAATGTTCCTAGTAGTGATAGTGGAGATGTTTTTAGTGTTAATAGTTATACTGAAGAAAGATATGAATCAGATATCCCCACTCTTAAAAATGGTATAAGAGCAACAGATACTCTTGACTTTAGACCAAGAGTTGCTCCTTTCACAGCAACTAATGCATCACCATTTGCATTCTCTAGTAGAGATTTTGCCACAGCAGGATCCAATCCATCTCTAGTTGTTGCACCAAATGAAAGTTCTATAATTGGTTATTCGTATTATGTACCTAGAATTGATAAGATTGTATTAAGTAAAAATGGACAAATTAATCTTATCAAAGGTGTTCCATCATTATCACCAGTAGAACCTGGTAAAATTGATAATTCTATGGAATTAGCAACTTTAGAGTTGCCCGCATATTTGTATAATCCTGATGATGTAAGTATTAAACTTGTTAACAACAAACGTTATACGATGCGCGATCTTCGTCAGATCGAAGATAGATTAGAAAATGTAGAAAAACTAACATCCCTAACATTACTGGAGTTAGATACTAAAACTCTACAAATTCAAGATGCAGATGGACTATCAAGATTTAAGTCTGGTTTCTTTGTAGATAACTTTAAAGGAACTGACTTTATTGCTATTGAGAATCCAGATGCAAACACAACTGTAGATCGTAAAAATGATGTATTAAGATCTGATATCTCATTCTCATCCCTTAAATCTCAGTTAGCACCAACAACAACAGAAAATACTGATACTTTAGATTTCTCTTCGAATTTTACATTAACTGATCCAAACGTTAAAAAAACTGGTGATTTAGTTACTTTAAACTATTCATCAATTCTATGGGATGATATCCAACAATCATTTGCAACTAAGAGTCAGAAGGTTAATCCTTTTGGTGTTGAAAATTATAATGGTAATGTGATGTTGCGTCCTTCATCCGATACATGGGTGAAAACACTTAACGTTGAATCTGGTATTGTTAAAACACAAAGTGATTGGGAAAACACATATATTGGCAATCTTTTAACTAGCTCTAAACCATCCAAAAAACTGAGATCTAGAAATATTGAGTTTAAAGCATCAGCATTACAACCATCAACTAACCATTTTGGATTCTTTGGTGGAAATTCTAATATTGATGTTATACCAAAATTGATTCAAGTTACAATGTCTAGTGGATCTTTCCAGGCAGGTGAGACCGTATATGGTTATAATGATGGTGTTAAGGTAGCAGCATTTAGACTGGCAAATGCCAATCACAAATCTGGTCCATATTTAAGTCCTTCTGAAGTGTATGAAAAGAATCCATATACACCAGCATTAGATTTAGCAACTGTATATTCATCATCAACTCCAACAATTAATATTGACACTTTCTCCTTAGCAGATGATTCTGAAGGTAGATTTTACGGTTATATTTTTGAAGGAATGACATTAGTGGGAGAAACTAGTGCAGGTCAAGCAACTGTAAATGCACAATCTCTTACTACAGATGTTGTTGGTGATCTAATTGGATGTTTATTCATCAAGAATCCATTAAAATCTCCAGTTCCAGCAACTACATTTAAGAATGGTACTAAGACATTTAGATTATCTACTAGTGCCACAAATTCTATGAGCACTTCAGTTAAGTTCACTGAAGCAACATTCCATGCATCTGGAGTTCTATCCTCAGAAACTTATAGTGAAAGTATTGTTGTTAGAAAATCACCTCAAGCACTACCACTAAATGCTTTAAGAAGAGATCCACTATCTCAAACCTTTAGATCGGATAATATTGGTGGATTTATAACTGAATTTGATCTTTATTTTGGTAAGAAAGACACTACCGAAAAAATATTCGCTGAAATTAGGGAAACAGATATTGGTGGAACACCTAAAGACAAATTAGTTCAAGATTTTGCTAGGATTGAATTACTTCCATCACAAATTACTACTTCCACAGATGGATCTGTTGCAACTAAAGTTGCTTTACCTTCACCATTATATCTACAACCAAATAAGCAATATGCTTTGACACTACACTGCCCAACTTCTGAAGAATATGAAGTGTGGGTTGGTGAATCTAATCAACCAACGGTTGCCACGCAATCATATCCAGATGCAGATCAGGTTATCTACTCAAATCAATACACTGGAGGAAATCTGTTCAAACCACAAAATGGATCTGTTTGGGAACCAGTAATTTCCGAAGATTTGAAATTCCGTGTTTATAGAGCAGAATTCTCTTCTACTGCAGGTGTTGCTTATTTCCACAATCCAGCAATTTCAATTGGAAGTACGTATGCTTCTATTGATACAAATGTACCAAAACTAACAAATAATCCAGTAAAGACTTTACCAAGAAAGTTGAATATTGGTATTACAACAACATATGCTTTAGATAATATTCTAACAGTAGGTGTTAAAGTTTTCCAGTCTGCCAATAGTGGAATTATTGAAGAGTTTGGTGGAAATATTAATACTGTTGGTATTAGTACCGTTGGTGTTGGATATTCAAATGGCACATATAATGGAGTTCCTCTTTATGCTATTAATAGTAAAGGAACTGGTGCAACTGCTAATATTACAATTGCCAATAATCTTGTTTCTAATGTTGCTTTAGCGGCAACTGGAAACGGATATAGAAATGGTGATTTGTTGGGAATTACAACCTCCAATGTTGGTGGTTCTGGAAGAGACGCTACCATTTCAGTTACTGCAGTTCCAAATATTGATACTTTATATCTAACTAACGTCAAGGGAGAATCTTTTGGTATTGATCAAGATCTATCATATGATAGTGGTAATGATACCTTAGTTGCTATGGCAGGAACTAGTGTTAGAAGTTCTGCTGTTGCTAATGAATTGTTTACTGGAAATGTATTAGAAGTTAATCACTACAATCACGGTATGCATTCTAATGCTAATACAGTTAACATTAGTGGCATTCAACCAAATACACCAGCAACTAAATTATCGGCAGCTATTGTTTCAACGAATACAACAATATCTGTTGCAAATACATCCAATTTCACAACTTTTGAAGGAAGTGATGTTACTGGATCAAATCCAGGATATGTAATTGTTAATGATGAAATTATTTCATATAGTGGTGTTAACGTCGGATCTTTGGTTCTTCTAACTCGTGGAGAAAATGAATCTACTATTCGCAATCATGCGGTAGGTGATATTGTTAGAAAATATGAACTTAATGGTGTCTCACTAACTAGAATTAATAATTCTCACAGTATGCCAACAAATCAATCTATTGTTGGTGCTAGAGAAATTGACAGATATCATATTGAGTTTGTTAGACCTGCAAACAAGAATACTGGTGCCAATCTATTAAACTTTGCAAGTTTTGGATCTTTTGGTGGTAGTGATTGTAGAGCAACTCAAAATATTCAGTTTAACGAAATAATTCCATATTTTAATTATATTAACCCAGAAAACACTAGTATTTCTGCAATACTTAGGACTGTTTCTGGAACAAGTGCTGGTGGAAATGAAGCATCATTTATTGATCAAGGATTTGAAGATGTATCTTTAAATCAACCAAATAGACTTACTACACCAAGATTAGTTTGTTCAAGGATAAATGAAACTGAAAGATTATCTGCTCTGACTAGAAGTAGATCTCTTACCCTTGGTATAAAAATGGAAACAACAAGTGATAGATTATCACCAGTAGTTGATCTAACAGAAGCAGCAACATTTGGATTTGTTAGAAATAGAATTGATAAACCAGTTAGCAATTATGCAACTGATGTTCGTCCTAAGCAAACTGTTGATGATCCCCATGCATCGGCATATATCTCTAAGGTTGTTAATTTGCAGAAACCAGCAACTTCACTAAAAGTTTTACTATCTGCATATAGAAATTCTTCTAGTGATTTTAGAGTTTTCTATAAACTAATAAGACCAGATTCGAGTGAAGTTGAGCAAACTTATGAGTTGTTCCCAGGATACAATAATACTAAAGATACTGATGGTGATGGTATAGGAGATACTGTAATTGATACTTCTCTAAATGATGGATTACCAGATGTTATTGTAAAAGCAAGTAGTGAAGGAGAGTTCTTAGAGTATCAGTTTACTGCTGATAACTTAGAATCTTTTACAGGTTTCTCAATTAAAGTTGTAATGAGTGGAACAAATGAAGCATATGCACCAATAATTAGTGATCTTAGAGCAATTGCATTAGCATGATACCAGTTGAAGGGCATAAAAATTTATTTCGCGATGAAGATAGTGGAGCTATTGTCAATTGTGATACCTATGAATATAATCAATATATTAAAATGAAAAATGAACGTCGAAAACAAAAGGATGAAATATCCGAATTAAAACAAGATGTTCAATTGATAAAAAACTTACTTATGGAGTTAATCAATGACAAATCCAAATGAAATCACTTTAGAATCGATGGCAAAATTATTTGAATATGAAAAACAGGCTAGAGAAATTGATGAGTGTAGAGATGTAGACCAATTACAGGATATCTGTAAGATGTATGCAAAACTTTACTTCAAGCAACAGGAAGTCGTGTCCAAACTTGGATTCTAAGGAGTATAAATATATTTTAGATCCTGATAATTACCATTTGGGTATGCTCATATGCCAGACATAAAAGTAAGAGTAGGTCAACAAAACGCAATTAAAGTAGTTTCTTCGATTGTTGGAGATACTGCTGGTACTCTTTCTGGTTTAAGTGATGTCAATGCTGGAACATTAGCGAACGGCATGGTGCTAGTTTATAATGCTGCCACTATGAAGTGGGATGCGACTTTAGAGTTAACACCAGGAGCTACACAGAATTTAGATATTAATGGAGGTTCATTCTAATGGCGAGTATCATTAGAGTCAAAAGATCTACTGGTACTTCTGCACCAGCAACTCTAAATTATGGTGAACTTGCGGTTACAATTGGCGTTGGTACGCATGGTAATAGAGGTGGAAGGGTATTTGCTGGAGATAACTCCCAGAACCCACAGTTAATTGGTGGTAGATATTACACAGATCTTTTAAGTATTGCACCTGGATTGGTTGCTGGGCAAGATAACCCAACAACACCAGCAAACGGATTTGTTCCACTTCTTTTAACTGAGAACGGAGGTAATCCTGGAGGATTGGGAGCAGTTGCTCGTCTACCTAGAGTAGATCAGTGGACTGTAGATAACCTAACAATTGATGGCAATACTATTTCATCCAACGATACGGATGGTGATATTATTGTTAGAACTAATGGAACTGGTGAAGTTGTAATCCCAGACGATCAGTTCCTAACTTTCGGTGATAGCAAGGATGCTAAAATCGAATATGATGAAAACGGATCAGATTCAGTTCAAGTAACAGGTGCTCCTTGGGTTTGGAATACAAACCAAACATATAATCTACCACCTGGTAGTCAGTTCTTAATTGATAACGTTGGTATTTCATCTAATGTTATTTCAACAAGACCTGGTGGTGGAAACGAACTATACATTGATCCATATCCCGATGGATTTAGTAATGAAGGTACTGTAATCATCAAAGGTGATTTGCAGGTTGATGGTACTACAACTACTGTTAACTCAAGTGCTGTTACTGTAAATGAATCAATCTTTAATCTGGGTGATGTAACTAGTGCTAGAACTGTCATGACGACAGTTGCTTCTGGTATTAGTACAATCAGATTAGATTCTGTTGTCGGTATTAATACTGGGGATACACTTACTGTTACTGGTATTGGTCCATCAGGTATTGCAACGGTTTCTGCAATTGATATTGCAAATAAAGTTGTTACTTTTGGTGGAACAACAACTGCTGGTATTACAACTACAACACAAGTTGTTGTAACTCATGGTTTTGATACCAATACTGACCGTGGTATTTCTTTCGACTATAACACCAGTAGTGGAACCAATAATAATAAAACAGGTTTCTTTGGTTTAGATGATAGTTCTATTGCTGCAAGTTCAGCAGGTGCTCTAAATCACGGAACACATGCTGATGATAGTAGACGATGGACTTATATTCCTGATGCATCTATCTCAAATAGTGTTGTATCTGGAACAAAAGGTTTCCTAGATGTTAAGGGTATCTATTATCAATCTGGTGATTTTGATACTAATGGTATTGTATACTTTGACAATCAAGGTTTACAAAGATCTACAAATCAACCAGGAGATGCTAATACAACAGTAACTTCAACTCAAATTTTAACTGCGGTTACTGAGATCGTTTTAACTTTGAGTGGTAATGCAAGTTTAGCTGCTGGATCACAAATTACACAACAAAATAATAGTGCGGCATATGGTATGGTGAAGACTACAACATCTTCATCAAATAGCGTAACCTTGATTGGTGTTCAAGGAACATTTGATACTACTAATGATATTGTTGATGATGGTGCTAGTGCTAACGTAAACCCAACTAACGTTGCTACTACATACACTAGTAAACCAACTTGGACATCAACAATTGACGGAGGCACGTTCTAAAGATTATGAATAGTGAAGTAGATATTAATGTGTTAGTGACTCTTTATAATAAAAAATTAGCAGCACTAACAAATCAAAACGTTTTGTTGGAAGCAAAAATTCAAACACTAACAAAAGAGTTTGAAGATGAAAAAAATAGGTTACTATCTGAACTTTTAGAATATAAAAAACCAGAACCAGTAACCATTAAATCTAAATCAACAAAAAAGGATGATTATCAGAACTCAGAGGTTGAAGAATAATGGCAAAACCGTCAACACGTCAAGGATTAATTGATTACTGTTTAAGGAAACTGGGTGCTCCTGTCCTAGAGATAAACGTTGATGATGATCAAATCGATGATTTAGTTGATGATGCCATTCAGTATTTTAATGAGAGGCATTTTGATGGTGTTGAAAGAATGTTTCTTAAATATGAAATTCAACAGTCTGATATTGATAGAGGTAGAGCGAACGGAACTAGTGGTGTTGGGATTGTAACTACAACTGCAGATGCAACAATTGTTGGAACTGCAACCACTTTTAGTTATTATGAAACATCAAATTTCATCCAAGTTCCAGATTCTGTAGTTGGAATTGAAAGAATTTTTAAATTTGATACTAGCAGCATCTCTGGAGGGATGTTTAGTATTAAATATCAACTATTTTTAAATGATCTATATTACTTTAATTCTGTGGAGTTATTGCAATATGCAATGACTAAGAGTTATCTAGAAGATATTGATCACTTATTGACAACAGATAAGCAAATAAGATTTAATAAACGTCAAGATAGAATGTATCTTGATATTGATTGGAAAGCACAAAATGCTGGGGATTTCCTAGTTATTGATTGTTATCGAGCATTAGATCCAGCATCTTTCACTCAAGTTTATAATGATAGTTTTGTTAAAAAGTATCTAACATCACTTATCAAAAGACAGTGGGGTCAAAACTTACTGAAATTTAGGGGTGTTAAATTGCCTGGTGGAATTGAATTGAATGGTAGAGAAATTTATGAAGATGCTGAAAGAGAATTAGAACAACTCAAGCAGACCATGATGCTTGAGCATGAATTACCACCTCTCGATCTTATTGGATAATGGCACTAAATCCGTTCTTTCTACAGGGTACACAGTCTGAACAAAGGTTGGTTCAAGATTTAATCAATGAACACCTTAGGTTTCATGGTGTTGACATAACATATATTCCCAGAAAAATTATAAGTCAAGATACTATTTTAAATGAAGTTGAGTTATCTCAATTTGATGATAATTATGTTATTGAAGCATATATCAATACTTTTGAGGGGCATACTGGTGCTGGAGATATTCTAACAAAATTTGGAATGTCTTTGAGAGATGAATTAACCGTTACAATATCAAAAGAAAGATTTGAAGATTTCGTAACACCATTTTTAGATGCTTCGGATGATATTGAAGTATCAACTCGCCCAAGAGAAGGTGATCTAATTTATTTTCCTTTGGGGCAAAGATTGTTTGAAGTTAAATTTGTAGAACATGAGGATCCTTTCTATCAGTTAGGAAAAAATTATGTTTATCAACTTAAGTGTGAACTATATGAATTTGAAGGTGATGATGTTCTTGACACATCTATTGAAGAAATTGATACTGTAGTTGAAGATGAAGGTTATATCACGTCACTACAGTTAGTTGGTATTGGTGCAACTGCAACAGGAATGGCAGTTATAAATGGCGTTAATGGATATGTTCGTAGAGTATTTCTGAATAATGATGGTAGTGGATATACGTCTGCACCAATAATTCAATTTGATGAATCTCCAGTTTCTGGTGGTACAGCAACTGCTGTAGCAATAACAACATCTGTTGCTGGTGTCCAATCTATTAAAGAAATACTATTAACTAACGCTGGTTTTGGATATACAGTAACACCAAATATTTCAATTTATAGTGGTGGTGGGACAGGAGCAGCTGCTACATGTTTAATTGAGAGTACACAAAATGGTGTTATTTCTATTACAGTTGATGATGGTGGTGTTGGATATACTGAAGTACCAGTAGTTACTATTGGTCCTCCAACTGCAGGAGCTACAGCAACATCAACAATTAGCACCGGTGGTACTGTAACTACATTATCAATAACAACTCCTGGAGTATCATATTCTACAGCACCTACAGTCACCATAGCAGACCCCGTAGGTGTTGGTTCTACAGCAACTGCAACCGCAACAATAGGTGCTGGTGGTACTATTAGTGCCTTAACAATTACGAGCGGTGGTAGTGGGTATTCTGTTGCTCCTGTAGTGACAATATCTAATGCCGATGAATTCAAAGATCCATCACTTGGATCTGCGGTTGCAAGAGCAGAAATTTCTGCTGGTAATGTTGTTACTGCTATCAGAATTGTTGATCCTGGAGCTGGATATGCGTCTGCACCAACTTTAACAATTGCAGACCCACCACTAATTTCTGGTATTGGAACATATCAGTTAAGTGAAGTAATTACTGGATCTAGATCTGGAACAACAGCACAAGTCAAATCATGGGATGAAGATACAAGAGTTCTGAAAATTACTTCAGTTAATGGATCATTTACAAATGGTGAGATGATTGTTGGTGCAGCATCTTCTGCAAGATATGCGGTTGATTTCCATACCAACGATGATGTTTATGATAAATATACTGACAATGATGAGATTGAAACTGAAGCAGATCTCATAGTTGACTTTACAGAGTCCAATCCTTTTGGTAATTATTAATGTTAGGTACTTACTTCTATCACGAAATAGTTAGAAAAACAGTTGTTTCTTTTGGAACTCTGTTTAATCAAATTTACGTGAAGCACTATGATCAAAGTGGAAATGTTGAAAGTGAAATTAAAGTTCCTCTAGCATATGGTCCTAGACAGAAATTCTTAGCAAGATTAGAACAGCAGGCAGAACTTAATAGAGCAGTTCAAATTACTTTGCCGAGAATGTCATTTGAGATGACTAGTATCTCATATGATCCTACAAGAAAAGTATCAGTAACTCAAACTTTTAAGGCAGTAGATGATAAGACAAGGGTTAAAAAAGTATACATGCCCGTTCCATATAATCTTGGGTTTGAACTTAATATTCTTACTAAATTAAATGACGATGCCTTACAGATTGTAGAGCAAATTTTACCATTTTTTCAACCATCATTTAATATTACTGTAGAACTAATTGATTCTATCGGAGAAAAGAGAGATATTCCAGTTGTATTAGATAATATAAGTTTTCAGGATGATTATGAGGGTGATTTTTCAACAAGAAGAGCACTCATATATACACTAAACTTTACCGCCAAAACATATCTGTTCGGTCCAATTGCAGACAGCACAGACGGTATCATCCGCAAGGTTCAGGTGGATTATTATAGTGATAGTGATCCAAAAACTGCTAAGAGACAAGTTAGATATACAGCAACTCCTACAGCAAGAAAAGATTATGATAATGATACTGGATCTTTATTGACTGAAGATGTAGATCGTACAGAAACCATTATTAGTTTAAATGATACATCAAACTTTAATGTTGATGATAGAGTAATTATTGATAGTGAGATTATGAAGGTTACTGCGAAGACCAGTAACTCTATGACTGTTAAGAGAGCATTTAGTGCTACTATCGCCGCGACTCACGTTAGAGGTGCCAAGCTAAATGTTCTTAGCACAGCAGATGACGCACTTATTGTTCCAGGAGATGACTTTGGATTTAGTGAGTCAACAGATTTCTTCGAAACAGGTGCTGATTTCAGCCCAACCAGAAAACTTGATATTTAATTTATGTCTGACAAATTTGATTCTATCGATGATGCTCTTAACACAAAGTGTGAGATTGTCAAAAAAGAGGATAAACCTGCCGAATTGACAGTTCCAAATCAAGGAACTCAAGATCTTAAAAAAGATTATGAATATAGTCGCGCAAATTTATATTCATTAATTGAAAAAGGTCAAGAAGCAATTAATGGCATCATGGAAGTTGCTGGTGAAGGTGGAAGTCCAAGAGCATATGAAGTTGCGGGTCAATTAATTAAAAGTGTGGCAGATACAACTGATAAGTTAGTTGATCTTCAAAAGAAGGTAAAAGATTTAGAAGATGATTCTATAACAAAAACAACAAATAATGTTACTAATAATGCACTTTTTGTTGGATCAACATCCGATCTTCAAAAACTATTAAAGCAAGGTTTTCTAAATAATAATACCGCAGACACTAAAAATGAAAAAGTGTAAACAGGGTTATTATTACTGTCATAAAGATAAAAAGTGTAAAAAGATTCCATTAGGTTATCGTGTGGGTCTGGGTGGATGGCTTCGTCGTGAAAATGACGAAGAAAGTGAAGATAAAAAGAAAAATGGAAATGGAAATGGAAATCACTCAAATGGCAATGGCAACGGGAATGGGGGGTCTAATGGTGGATCTAATGGCGGTGGAGTTTCAGAATCGGTCATATCTGAAAAGCGCGATGGAAAGTCTGCCAAAGACAAAGGATACTCACTTAGAGACTGGTTCAAAGGTGGAGGATGGAAACAAACTGGTGGTAAATACGATGGAAAACCATGTGCCAGACAACCAGGTCAAAAAACCAAACCATTCTGTAGAGATGCCGACGATCGTGCAGCAATGAGTAAGGACGAAAGAAACAGAAGAGCAGCAAAAAAACGTAGAGAAGATCCAAATCCAGATAGAAAGGGGAAAGCAAAAATGGTAAGTGAGGGTAAAAAAGATGCTTGCTACCATAAGGTCAAGTCTCGTTATTCTGTATGGCCTTCTGCATATGCCTCAGGTGCTTTGGTTAAGTGCCGTAAGGTTGGTGCTAAGAACTGGGGAAATAAAACTAAGAAGGAAGGATATGATTATTCTAACTGGAGAGATGATTTCAAAGCACTCCAAATAGATTCTTTTGATATTATTAAACCAGAACCACTTCAGGCAACTGATGGTATTGGAAGTAGAATGCTTGATGAAGCGAAAAAGTGCTGGAAAGGTTACAAAAAAGTTGGAACTCAAAAACTTTTTGGTAAGACTTATAACCGTTGTGTAAAAGAAGGAAATAAATCCTTCGGTCAGTTTATGGAAGATTGGCAGAAAGTCAATAAAGGTGATAAAACTGATGGTATGAGTCAGAAAGCAGTTAATGCTTACAAGCGTGAGAATCCAGGTTCAAAGTTACAAACTGCGGTAACTGAAAAGAAACCAACTGGAAAGAGAGCAAAACGTCGTACTTCATTCTGCGCTAGATCAAAAGGGCAGAAAGATATGCATAATATCGACTGCACTAAAACTCCAGATAAAGCAATCTGTAAAGCACGTAAACGCTGGAATTGCTGAGGTTAGTATATGAGTGAAATTTATCT